GTAGAGAATCCACCTTATCCCGGCGTTTGGGAGAGCCCGAGAAGCTTGGCCGAGTCTGCCGCAGAAAGGGTTGCTCCAGAATCGGGGTCGATGAAGCAGCTATTTGGCGTTGATCGAGACGACCTGTATCAGATCTCTCAGAGAGTCGGAAACCGACCGGGGGAGATTTTCGAGCCAAAAGGGCCTCCGAGGTCTCAAACGGCTGCGGCCGTAATGACGCCAAGAAACGCGCAGCGCATGCAGGATCAGCTATACGAAGCAAGCAAGCATCCAGAATTGTACAAGGGCATGCACTCTTGGTACGTGAGCGACCCGGTCTACAGCAGGCTCTTGCAGCTTGTCCCGAAAGACGAGGCTGACAGGCTGTTCTCAAGGTTCAATATGTTCACGGGGATGTCCTCTCCCGGATCGAACGTGAACACAGAAATTGCAAGGGGAACTGCCGCGAACTACTTCAACAATCTCGGGTCATTCGATCTGTTCAAGGACATCGGCGGTCTTCCGCAGTCGCGCAAGCGTGCGCTCATGGAAAAGGCGATAGCCGACAGAAACAATTTTCTGATGGCTCACCCTAACATCGTTGATGTCCCCGGTCATCCGTATCACTCGACATCGCAAGCACTTCCTATGGAGAAAATGATTGCGAACAATTACGCAATCGACATGGACTCTCCAAAAGTGCCGCTCTACATCCAGGCGTTTGGAGACCCGAGGCATCCGCTTGGATTTCAGACCGATAGCGCTGTCCCAGACGCCCATTTCACCAGAAACATAGGAATTTCGGACATTCGCAGATCGGCAGCTCCAGGCGCATCGGCTGACACGTCTGAGTACAGGCCGATCCGTCAGTGGTGGAGGGATCAGGTTACGCGACCGATGGGGATCGAGCCTGTGCCGGGTCAAGCAATTGTTTGGGGTGTCGGGTCGAAAGGAACTGAAGTCGATACGGCACTCGGCTCGCCGAAACTTGAGATCATTTCCGACTACATTGCGCGTCGCGCACGCGAGACCGGGACGCCACCTGATGTCATGCGAGACCTGATCTTGCAGGGCAAGGCCTTCAACGAAGGCGGCAGGGTCGGCGGCCTTCGCAGCGACGCAATGGAAGCTCATCGCAGGCGCATCGAAGAAGCGCAGCGTGATCGTACAGAGCGCGCAGTCGCAGATGATTATGCTCGTCGCGCGCGGAACGAAATGCTGCGCGATGCGAGCGACGTGATGGGTCAGGGCATCGACTTCGCGCGCGAGAATCCGATGCAGGCTGCGCTGAACACGGGACAGTTCGCGTTCGACATGGTGCGACCGCACGACCTGACCGATCTCGGCGTCATGCTCGCGATGGCGAGCGTCGCTGGTCCGCTCGCTGGCCCCGTCACGCGCATGGCCCCGAAAGTCGGACGCATGATCGCTCCGATGATCGGATCGCCGCTGCGCCGCGCAACCATCGGCGGCGGCATGATCGCAGCAGACCCAGGAGAAATGGGCGCCGCTCCGAAGTATGCAGAGGGCGGCGAGGTGCGCGCGTTCTCCGATGGTGGCATCAAGGGCAAGATCGTCTCGCTCGGTCGTGGCGCACTGCGCCGCATCGGCGAAGGCACCGGCTACAAGAGCGTGCCGGGCAAGCCTGCGACGGTCGAGATCCCGACCATCGGTCGCGTCGAGACGCTGCCGATCCCGCAACTTGAAGGAGCGGCGAGCGACTACATGCAGCGCATCGGTCGCCCCGGCGAGCATGTCATCGGCGAATATCCCGAGTTCGACGAGGATCTCGCGCGTCGCATCGCTCGCGCATACGACGAGATGAAGCACGACCCGAGCGATCCTGCCGTGCGGCGGACATATCAAGCGCTCGCAGACGAGACGATGGCGCAGCTTGATGAGATCAAGCGCAGCGGTCTCGACATCCGCTTCCTCAAGGAGGGGATGGCGGATCCCTACGCGAGGTCGCCCGCACTCGGCTACGCCGACATCATCGAGAACAATCGGCTGTACACGTTCCCGACTGACTTCGGCTTCGGCACGACCGACTCGAACGCAAATATGCTGTCGTCTTTCAAGCACCCGTTGCTGACGCCAATCGGTCGCCTGGGAGACAAAGACAACGCTGTCGTGAACGATGCGTTCCGCGTCGTGCATGACGCATTCGGTCACTTCGGCCCAGGTAATCCGTTCTTTCGACACAAGGGCGAAGAGCGCGCGTGGCTGAATCACGCGCCGATGTATTCGCCCGACGCGCGGCCCGCTGCTGCAAACGAGCTTCGAGGCCAGAACAGCTACGTGAACTTCGGCCCGCATGCAGAGCAAAACGCCAAGGCAAGCGGCGCGGACACGGTCTACGCAGACCAGAAGCTCGGCATGATGCCGGAGTGGACGTGGACCGAGAAGTCGAAGAAGAAGCCCGTGGAGAAGGCGGACGGAGGCAGCGTCACGAGCGAACCGCTCCCGAAGCCCGAGATCCCCGACCTGTCGAACATGTCGTTCGAGAGGGCCTTCGCAACAGCCCGCCGCATGGGTGCGCCGACGTTCCACTGGCGGCGCACGGGCGGCAAGCACAACACGTTCTCGACGCGCGTCGCCGAGAGCGCGGGCCAGATCGAGCGGCGTGTAAACAGGTCGATGCCGCAGCGTGCCGCTGCGCCTGCGCCGATGCCCGATGCGGAGACCGCAGCGACGCGCATGGTGACGCCGCCCGCGCCCCCAGGCGGCGAAGACCAGCAGCCCGGCCTGCCGATGGGCATGCCGACGCGCAATCCGAGCGACACCGAGCGCATGCGCGCGATGCTCGACCATATGATGCGCGAGGAGCGCACGCGCGAGGCAGAGATGCCGTCGTATCTCTACCAGCAGCCGACGCAGATGAAGCGCGGAGGCGCACTGCGGAGGATGCAGCGTGCCTCTTGATATTACGCCGCAGCAGCTAGCTGCCCTGTCGCCGCAGCAACTGAAGACCGTCGAGTGGCGGCTGGGCTTCTATCATCGCGCGCGCGCGAACCAGATGGAGCCGAAGGGCGACTGGTTGACATGGGGCATCATGGCCGGGCGCGGCTTCGGCAAGACGTTCGCTGGCGCCAATTGGATCGCTGGCGAAGCGCTCGCCAATCCCAACACCATCGGTCACGTCGTCGCGCCGACATGGGATGACGTGAAGAGCGTGTGCTTCGAGGGACCGGCTGGGCTGATCAAGTCCATCCCGCCGGAACTGATCGCAGAGAACGGTTACAACAGATCTGATCTGGCATTGAAGCTGTGGAACGGCTCGATGCTGCGCGGGTTCAGCGCAGAGAAACCTGATCGACTGCGCGGTCCGCAGTGCCACTACGCATGGTGCGACGAACTCGCTGCGTGGCAGTACGCGCAGGAGACGTGGGACATGCTTCAGATGGGCCTGCGCCTGGGCCAGCGTCCGCGCGTCGTGTTCACGACGACGCCGCGACCGATCCCGCTCGTGCAGGATCTGGTGAGAGACAAGCGCTGCGTCATCACGTCTGGCTCGACGCACGACAACCGCGCGAACCTCGCGCCGACATTCTTCGACCAGATCATGAAGTACAATGGCACGCAGCTTGGTCGTCAGGAGATCTACGGTGAACTGATCGACCCCGAGGAGAGCGGCATCATCAAGCGGCAGTGGTTCCGCCTGTGGCCCGCGAACAAGCCGCTGCCGAAGCTGTCGTTCGTCGTGATGTCGCTCGACACGGCATTCACCGAGCGCACGCGCGACAAGAAGACGGGCGACGCCGACCCAACGGCATGCACCGTGTGGGGGCTGTTCGAGCATGACAAGCGCAAGCACGTCATGCTGCTCGACTGCTGGCAGGACTGGTTGTCGATGCCTGACCTGATCACGCGCGTGCGGAGCGAGATGAAGGTCGAGTATGGCGAGGTAGACGCGCCCATCATCAAGCCGATGCTCGGGCCTGCGATGGTGCGTGGCTCGGGCAAGAAGATCGACCTGCTGCTGATCGAGGACAAGGGCAGCGGCATCTCGCTGCGTCAGATGCTGGAGCGCGAGGGCGTGCTGTCGCACGCATACAACCCCGGCAATGCGGACAAGCTGTCGCGCCTGCATGCGGTCTCCCACATGCCCGCCAGCGGGCTTATTTGGCTCCCTGAGAGCCAGAAGACGAGCGGCGCACCTCGCACATGGGCGGAGCCTCTTCTCGCGCAGCTATGCGTTTTCACGGGCGAGGGGTCGACGCGGCACGATGATTTCGTCGACTCGACCACGCAGGCGTGGCGTCTGATCGCTGACAAGAACCTGTTGTCGGTGACCGGCTACAAGCCGGAGAAGCCAGACCCCGGCCCGCCTGCGAAGCCCAAGCTAAACCCGTATGCGGTCTGAGGTGCGAGATGTCTGAGAAAAGCAAGCTGGTCGGTGCTTTGAGCCTTATGAAGAGAATACAATCTGCTCTGTCTCCCGATCTTCTGAAG